ATAAAACCACCCTTTGCTCGGTAAGTCAATTACTTCACTTGGGTATTCAATTTTAGTTGGTGTGTCGGATTGAAATGAAGCTGCTGAACTTGTGGTCTGTGAATGAGTAGTGGTTGTTTCTTGTTTTGTAGATGTACTTCCTTCTACTGCATCTTTTGTAGCTTGCATTGCCCGTTTTACTTCTTCGGGTATTTTAATACTTTCTTCGTTTTCCATAAATCTATAACCTTTTAAATAATAATAGTACAATATATACTACTATATATACATATACAAGAATAAAATTTTTAATAGCAAATTAAAAATTATCCAGCAAGAGAAAACTTTAAAATACCCTTATGATCTTTGTAATCAAAAAAATCAGAAGTCTTTTTACCTTTCCAAATTTTCATTGCAGTAACTCCGATTTTTCCATCATTGAATACTATTTTTTTTCCACCCTTTGTAGTAAATACCAATCGTCCTGAATTTGTATCAATATCATAGTTCTTTTTAAACTTTTCAGTTTTAACTTGACTCAACAAGAATTTAACAAGTTTTGCGTATGAACTACTTAGTCCTTCAAGCATTATTTCAGTCTTTAAGTCCTGCTCTATTTCTTCAAATATAGAAATTACTTGGTTTTTTAATTCAGTGTTTTTCATTTTGTATAAATATATACGCAAACAAAAAAAAAACTCCCAAACGGGAGTTTTTTTAAAATACAACCTTGTATCAATAAATTAGTATTGAAGAATTGCGTAATCATACGCAACAGTCAATTCTACATTCAAAGGATCTCCTGTTGCCCAATCTAATGTTCCAAAGTTGACTGCGGTACAAAAAGCACCTTTGATTGTCCATTCTTCAACTTTGTCACCGACTGGTCCAAGTAGATTGATTGTTAAATCTTTCTTGTAGAAATCTGCGTAACCATTTCTTCCTGTTACAGATTCGTGTGAAAGACGAATCCATTCCATAGCAGCCTGAGCTGCACTAGGTACTACAGGATCATAAAGTGTCATTGTGATGTCTTGCCATTCTGCTTTTCCACCACGTAGTTTTCTTTTGATATTAATGTGATCGATTGTCACTGGATCAATATTAAGATTTGGACGACTTACACCTTTGATAAGGTATGAAGGAAGACCGTCCATATACATAATAAATCTGTTTACTGTTTTTGGCTCAAACGCCGTAAAAAACATTTCATTTACATCTATTACTTCTGCCATTGTTGTTCTCCTTTAGAGGTTGTATTTATCATAAATATTTGTTAAAAATTTCAAAATTGTTTTTTTTTAATTTATTTCAATTATAAATATAAAGTTTATCGAAAATATATGTATTTATTTTTTCGTTAGTTTCTGTCCCACCAATTTTGCACTACCATATAATACCGCACTTACAAATTGAATATGTTGTGGACCAGGCCAAGGAAATGACAATCCAAGCATACCCGTTGCGAACAAAGTAAGCAATGCCATTCCTTCAGGACCAGCAAATAATTTGGATAATGTAAAACCTCCACCGAGTGCCATTATCATATCACCCATATCGAAATCATAATCAGCATTACCTGTAAATGTCATATTCAACCAAATATAAATTAATATTCCAGCCACAGCAATTCCCGCAATTCGTTTGGTTTTCGGGTGTTTTGCAAGAAACGCATCTAGATCTTTTAATTTTTCTTCAGTCCACTTTCCAACTTTTGTATTAGCAATATATTCACCAATTGCTTTAATGACTTGTTTATATGCGGTGAATCCCATTTTGACAATTTTAAAAAGATACTTCATACTGAATTTTATTTTTGCAAAAAACTTAAAAACTATTTTGTTCATGAATAATTTTATTAGGTCTTTGAGTTTTACAGATACAATATCTGTCAACTGCTTAATAAAACCCCATATTTTTTTGATTGGTCCGGGAATCAATATTTCAGTTATATAAACATTGTCTTCCAACAAATTATTTTGATTAACAAATGAAACGAAATTTTCGTACATTATATCATCAACTATACTTGTTAAATCGGTATTCATAATAATAAATATATATAATCACAAAAAAACCCCCCAAGATTGGGGGGTTTTAATTTTAATAAATCAATAATTTATATTAACCAAAAGATGCACCAGTTGCTTGAAGATTGAAATCAACAATTATGAATTCAACTGCCCTTGCTGGTTGCAAGAAGATTTGTCCATAAAGAATATTTCTGTCAATCAAATCAGGTGTATTGTTTGATTCATCCATAATAACATTAAATGCATAAAGACCTTGTCTTTGTTGTACTGCTTCTAAGTATGGATTTACAATTGCCAAGAACTTGTTACGAGTTGCAGCGGTATTTTGTTCAAACAATAAGTAACGAGATGTACTTGCTACAAACTTCTTAAGATTAATAAGCAAACGACGAACATTGATTCTGTCAAGTGCTGATGCACGACGTTGTAAGGTTTTTTGACCAAAAGCAACAATACCTTGACCAGGAAATGCAGCGATTGGATTAACTTTACCTTCATACAATTCATCACGTTCTGCGAAGGTAAGACGATCCATAACACTAACTGCTTGCTCTAATCCACCACGATTCAAACCAGCGGGTGCAAACCATTCAGCAGCGGACTTATCGTTTGCAGCGTAAACCGCAGGCATCACCGCACTTGGTGGATAAACTTGCAATGCATTCGTTGCAGGATCAAGAATTTTAACCCAAGGATAATATGTTGCAGCGTAATTACTATCAAGTGTAGATGCTTGTGCAACTGCTTCTGTAACTTTTCCAGGTTGTCCTGTAGCAGATACACAATCCAAAATATAGAAACAATCTTCACGTGTTTCACATAAATCTACACCCATATTTACTATACTACGATGTAGTTCCATACTAAGACCAGGTGTTGTCAATAAGTTGATATCAAATTCATCTTGATTACTTAATGCTTTAAATGCTCTTTCATATGCTTGTGAACCAGGTGAGAATCTTTTACTACAATCCATCCCTTGAACATTATTTGGTGAAATATCAGCACCAAGCATGATTGGAAGAACAGGAGAATGACCATCGTCACCACCTTGGAATCCTACGAGAAATCTTCTTTGCTTTCTTGCATCATATTCATCGGTTGCACTTGCAGGTTTTGCTGGAATTGGTTCTACTACTTCAGTTTGAAGAACCCCATCAATATCCATATAAACTTCACCCGATGTATCTAAATAGAATCCGGTACCTGCGTGTTGTGCATTCTCAGGAATTGGTTTAAACAATTCATTCGTATCCTTAGACGCATTTGGCATAACCAATACACCATCAGGAGAGTCTTGATTAAATACTGCACCTGAGAAGTATCTCAGGAACTCTGCTATACTGAGATGCTCTTGAGTATTTGGGTTCAGGTAGATCGTAAAAAGGAATTCCGTTTGAATTTACTGGACTACCAAATGGAGTTTTATATGCAGCGTGTCCATAAGGAATACATTGAGTTGGTGCAGATGCTTCAACTGGCATTTCTATGCGAATCCAATTACTTCTGTTGGCATAATCACCTCTTTCAATTACCTTACCCATTTCATTGATGTATGTATAACGGTCACCAATTACTCTAGCAATATATCTTGGACTTGCGGGATCTAATGTTAACTCACGATAATCTTCAAGAACATCTTGAGTTTTATCGTTGTCATTTATACCACGAACAACCAAACTAAATGAACCATATTCAGTTCCGTCTAGTGTTCCTGCGGTTTTTACATTATATATACCAACTTTAATTTCACTATTAGCAGAACGACCAAAACTACGAGTTGCAATTTTAAATAACTCATATCGTGTTCCACTTACTATTTGAGACATAATAGAAGGAGTGTGAGCAGGACGACAAGCATGCTCTCCTTGTCCTGCACCATCATATGGTTTATATTGATAATCAGGATCGGAAGCATTTGGTGTACCATCGTTATCAGCATCACCATCTAAATCAGAAAAGTTTAAAAAGTCATCACTAACTGCGATATGCAATTTAAATTTTGCACCTGCAAATTCGATTAAATCAAATATGAATTGTTGCGTACTTTCAAAGTATGATGCCCAATATCCTGGTTTCTTATTTTTTTGAGGAGATTTTCCAAAAACATTAATAAGTGTACTTGAATCCGATGGATTAATGCTGAACGAAAATGTATCAAGATGAGACTGAGTTCCTTGATATACTTGATTTAGTTCAAGTTGCCCTTCGTAATGTCTTACTGAAATCATTACAGGATTACCTTCATCATCGAATTTTGGATTTCCTTCTATATCGTTTTCTTGTACTAGTTCTTTAAATAAAGGCAACCCTTTATCCATATCCAACTGAATACCATCTTCGGTAATTTCAATATCAAAATCTCCATCTCCTGAAGTATCTACTTCCTGATTTTCCATATCTAAAAGACGGGTACCTCTAAATCCAATACTTGTTTGATTTGGAGATGCTAAATCTTTCTTTGCAATTAATTGTTGTGTTGCAGGATCAACTTCAGTTAGTGTATTTGCCAAGACTCCTAAAATATAAGGTTGAGTTTGAATGTCACCTTCTGTAACACCGAGTTCGTTATCTTCGTCTAAACTTCCCGACTCGTAACTTGCGGTGAGTATAAGTGCATCGGATACTTTGTGACCTTCAAGTGCACCAGTTCTTACAATTGTAACAACTCCTTGGTTTAATAAATATTCACGTGCAGTAAACGGTTGATAATACAAACCTTGTGGTGTACCGAATAATGCTTCTAATTGATTCACACTTCTTACTACGGTAGGTGAAAATGCTGGACCTTTTGTGAAAGGACCTACAACTGCTCCTCCGATTTGACCGATTCCCTCAACTAAGTAAGTTGAATCGATTTCGTTTGTGAAAACTGCTGGACTAACTATACGCTCTGCCATCTTATGGTGTCTCCTATAATTGGGTTAATGATTTAGATTTAAAACTTTTAAGATAAATATGCAAAAAAAATTCCAAAATTTAATATTTAACTAAAATATCAATTTTTAATATATATTCCTGACTCTATATCAAGTTGTCCGTCTCCATATTTACGTTTAAGTCTTTCCAACATTATAGTTTCTTTATTACCGAATTCTAAAAATGTTTTATTTAAAGTTTTTTCGTTTTCTTTTAATCGTTTAAGTTTACTTTTTAATTTAAATCGTTCAGCACTGATTTCACCAAACGCAATTAAAAGATTTTGATATTCTGCATTTAATTCAAGTATTTCAGTTTGTTCTTCTTTTGTTATTTTTATTTGAGAATTATTATCCATACAATTATCATACATCATTTTACAACAAATTCAATAAAAAACTAGTCTTGATAGACAATTTTAATTAATTCATTTTTTTCATATGATTTTATTTTGATTTTCTTTGTATCACCAATCGTAGTAATAAAATATTCATTTGATTCTAATTTTTTATTTTCGGATAAATAATCCCAAATTAAACTTCCATCACTTTCTAATTTTAAATTAAAATTTCTACCACTTACATTTAATGTATAAATTTCTTCATCTGGTAAGATTCTAATATTAAATTCTCTCACCTCATCATCTGTAATATATATTTTTTTTGTTTTTCTATTTAACAATAAGTTTTTTGATGTTTCATTTAATTTTTGCTTAATTTTTATTGCCATTTCTTTTTTACTAGGAACAATTGTATCATATGTGTTTATTGCCTCTAATCCGAATTTAACTTTTCTAGTACCAAGTGTCCGTTGTACAGTTGTTTTATTATCAAATACTCTTGGTAATAAATATGCATTTACGGTTAATGTAAATGAAGTAGATACTGAACGGTCATCGTCACTCGGAACTTCCACTGAATTTGTAAATGAATCTATACTTGCTCTGAATTTTAATCGTGTTGGATCACCCCAGTAATCTCCTTCTGCAAAATTTATTGTTTCTACCAGACTATTCATTTGTTGAACATATTCTGTGGACATATTAAATTCATATGTCAATACTACATGGTCTGGAAATGTTACATTATGCACTTCTGCTAAAGGATGTGCGTTGTTTAATAAACTAAATCTGTCATATGAATTTTTATTACTATATTTTTTTACAAATGGCACGGAAAGGTATTTGTTGAAAGTTACAAATGATTCATCCTTTGATACTCCCGTTCGTGTAAAAACAATCATAGGTCGTTGTAATTGACCTTTTTCATCACGATACACTCCGTCTGATTGAATTGCACTCCACCTTTCTGGTGAAGCATGCCGTATAGGTACTGAGACCAATGTGTTATTTTCTCCCACTACTTGTGGATTTATAACCTTCGTAAAATATTCGTATATTATATTATCTATGTCTAATAAAGTTATAGAAAAATTTCCAAATGCACCGAGTTTGTCTGATACCTTAGTTTTTTCTGCACGATTATCCGAATACAATTTATGATTGGATTTTTTTAAATTCGACATACTTGGATCATTATCCACATTTGGTACAGGTTTACTTAAATCAACCGTAAACTCTTCTTCTGTACTTAAGTTTTTAAATGTTACAAACGGATTATTTACATTTTCAAAATCCATTATTGTTGCCTCGGTGTTATGTTTAATTTACTTTTTCTAGACATATGTGCATTGCATAGTAAACTATAGTTTTTTTCAGGTTGACCTCCCAAAAATTGATTTTCTACTACATTTGAAATTTCAAAGTATGAGTTTTCCCAATAAATTATATCACCTACCTCAGGATATATTTTCTTTATTTCACACAATTTTTGGTGAAATTTAAATACTGTTCCTTTTTTAACATCTGGTCCAAATCCTTCATAGTTAGTAGTCTGTGGGTCAGATTCAACTAAACATGATGTATTGACTCCCTCATAGTAGATTTTATCCATACTCTCACCGTAAACAGTTGACTTGGTGTAATATGGATTGATTTTATATAACACAACCAATTGTTCTATTATGTCTCCCAACAACTCACCATTAAGACTATTCATAAATCG